CTACTTCACTCGCTTGTGCGTCGCGCACCGCATGATCGAGTCGCAACAGGCCCGCGAATAGCCGACGATCTCCCCAATCTGCCGAGCATTGAGCCCGACGGCCGCAAGCTCACGGATTCGCTTCACGGTCTCGGGCGAGCACCGGCGCCGGTGAGTGCTCGCAAGCCCTAGCCGACGAAGCTCCGCCGCAACGGCGCGCACGAGCACCTCGTCGATCGAGAGGGTCTCGGCGATCTTGGCATAGGCGCTCATACCGCCCCCTCACCTTCCGGCGATGCAACCTTGGCGAGAGGACTCCACCCCTCGACCTCGCGCACCTCGTTGATCGTCAGCACGCCCGCGTCGATCGCGATCTTGTGCGCCGCCCACCGCGCCGCATGATCGCCGCGGAGAAGGCCCGAGAGATCAACGTCGATCTCGTAGGTCTCACGCTCTTGCTCGGTGAGGATCGAACGGGAAAGCTCGGTCTCGAGCTTCCGCGCCCAATGCGCGAGCGTGGATTGTGCGAAGTGCCGCAACAGCGTCTCGGAGTTCGTGAAGCTGGCATGATCGAGGATACCCACCAGAGGCGCAGGCACGCCGAACGCCCGGGCGATCTCTTCGGTCGAGAACCGACGTGCAGCGAGGATTTCCGCGTCTTCCGGCGAGATCGTCGGGAACGCCTCGAACTTGAGCCCTTCCTCGAGCACCGCGGGTGCGCCCCGGTTCTCCCCGCCATAGCGAGAGACGAAGGACTCCTTGAGGCGCTCAGCAGCGCCCGCCGAGAGGTTCTTCTCGTGCATGAGCACCCCCGACGGGCGATCGGAGTTCCGCCACATCGACTTGCTATGCGCATCGGTCTCGACGGCATGGGCAGCGGCCGCCATAGCGCGGCGAAGGGGTGCGACGCCGATCACGCCGTCGTCGGTGCGGGCCTTGAGGTGCAGCACCTCGGAAGCGAGAAGGCGCCGCGTCGTGCCCATCGGAGCCGAGAGATCGTCGCCGGTCACGTGGTAGATCACGCGGCCCGGGGTCACGAGTTCGACGCGCACGAGCCCCCACCGGATCGGCCGAAGCTCGACGACGCGGCCCGAACGATCGGCGACGATCTCGGCGAGAGCGTTGCCGTGCAGAAGCGCGCTCGCAGCCATCCATTCAACGAAGTCGGGCCACGACTGCCACGGGTTCGGCCCGCGCCGCACAAGCCGCGCCAGAGGGTGCGAGGGCGTCTCGTGGCGGGTGTTCCCTTCGAAGTGGTAGACGCGCACCGGCAAGCCCGCCAACTGGCCGGAGATCACCGCGACGCAAGCGGCCGTTACGGCGAGTTGCTCGGCGGGAAACCTCGTGCCGGGTGTCCCGAGCCAATGCGCGCCAAGGGCGGCGAGCGTCTCATTCGAGCGGGTCTCGGCAGGGCGACGACGGAAGAGATCAGCGAAGCCCATGATAGCCTCCGAAATGGTCGAGGTAGCGCGCACGGCGTTCGGCCTCATTGATTGCGTCGAGCGAGCGCCGAGAGACGACGGTCGCGGGGTATGCGGGGGAAGGAGTCACCGTCACGTCGAGAAGCTCGACCTCGAGAAGCTCACGCTTCGCCGGTGTCCCCTTGTGCGACCAGCGATCGCGGATCGCGCGGAAGCCGAAACTCGCGCCGGTGATATCGCCACGGCCGACGCTTTCCAGCACGTCGCGCCCGGCCGTGGTGTTTGCCACGTCGAGCGAGAAGAAGAGGCCCTTGCCATCTTCCTTGAGCCGCAGCGTTCCCGACTTCGAGCGGCCGAGCACGGCGCGGGTGTCGTGGTGGAAAAGCGCAAGAACGTCGTCGCCCCGCGTGAGCGAGGCGGCAAAGGCACCGGGTGCGATCGTCTCGACGAAGCCGCCGAGATCATGGCTCGGCGAGTTGAAGACGGCGGCGTAACCCTCGATCCGGCCGCCTTCAACGGCGCGGAGTTCGAGGGCACGCCGCTCAATGTCGGCGTGCCCCATGTTCTTACGCCTTGATCTTGAGAAGCTTGATCGCCGCGTCGTCGGTGACGATCCCGCCCACTCGCTTCGACAGATAGAAGCCGGTGAAGCCCTTGCGCGTCACCTCGTCACGGATCAGGCGAACGCCGGTGCGATCCGCGATCGTGTAGCCCGCCTTGAAGTCGCCGAACGCGATCGGGAACGCGCCCGAGGCGATCGAGGGCATGTCTTCGGCGATTGCCACCGGATAGCCGAGAAGCCGCGCGGGTTGGCCAGCCGCCAAGGAGTCAGCCCACATGAAGCGGCCCTCGGCGTCCTTGAGCTTGTGGATCACGGCGGCCGTGGTCGAGTTCATGACGAACACACCGTTCGCCCGGTAGCCCGCGCGAAGCTTGTAGATCAGGTTGATAAGATCGTCGGCCACGATCACACCGGCCGCGGCGGTCTCGACGAATTGCAGAGCACCGGCAGTGCGGGTCGCGTCGGCGGCGGCCTCGGGGGTGACGGCGAGGAAGCCCGTCGGCTTGTCGGTGCCGTTGCCGTTTACGAAGGCCGCACCCTCGGCTTCCGAGAAGTCGCTCGCCGCATTGTTCACGATGAAGCCGCCCACGTCATAAGCGGAGTCGTCGAGCAGATGGTTCGACACCACGGGGAAAGCGTTCACCTCGCCGAAGGTCGGCTTGACCGGGCGGATCGTCGGGGTCGCAGTCTCGGGATTCCGATCGCCGCTCTCACCGGACCAGCGAGACGCCGAGCCGCGCACGTTCACCGGGATCGTGAAGTCGGCGCTCGAGACGTTGACGACGTTCGCGATCAGGCGGATCGGGCTGATATCCCGCACCCGGTTCTGAATCTGGCTCGCCAGTTGCTCGGGCACGATCGCGCCACCGTCGGCCGCAACAGTCATCGCCCTGGACTCGCCGCGGGCGATCGAGCGCCACTCGACGGCGCCTTCGGTCCCGGGCTCGGTCAGCGAGCGGCCCTCGGCGTTGCGCTCGATCTCGGCAAGGCGCTCGGCCCGCTCGATCTGCTCGCCAATGGCGCGGATTTCGGCGTCAACGGCGGCGAACTTCTCGGCGTCGTTGATGTGGGCGCGCGCCTCGTCGGTCTTTGCCTTGAGGGCGGCGCGGAGTTCGCGAACGGTTTTCATGGGTCTTCGTTCCTTCTGTGGCCCTTTTTGGCGGGCTTCTGGTTGAGCGCCGAGGCGCGGGTTAGGTCGTCGCGTCCCTCCCTCAGAGGCACATTCCGAGGTATTCGGGTTTGTCGTGCCATTGCCCCGAAGCCATCAGCGGTGAGCACGACAGGCCGCGCGACACGGCCGGGGAAGAGTTCAGGCGAGAGCCTCGGCGAGCGTGAAGCCGTCGAACACGAATGCACGGCCGCGCGGGCTGCCGCCGAAGGTCTTGGACTCGATCTCGACGTTCGAGCGATCGGCGCGAGCAACGAAGGCAACGAGAGCCCGGCCTTCGCCGTCGATCGTGAAGAGCGCTTCATCGAGGTGCGAGCGATCGCCTGCCTCGGCAAGCTCGATCAGGTTCGCCAGCATCGGCACCACGCCAGAGGCGCGGAGCGAGATCAGGAAGCTCATGGCGTCGGTGGCGATCCCTGCACCTACCCCCGCCATGACGAGCACGTGCTCGGCGAGAACGCGGCCCGAGAGGTTGTATCGCTGGCGCTTGCCCGAGCCATCGAGCACGCCGGTATCAAACCCAATGTCGAGCCCGGCGCGATAGGCGGGATCGGCCGAGAGCCCGAACGGTTCGGCGATCAGGTCTTTAAGTTTGCGAATTGTCAGCATGTCCGACTCCTTGCCCGATTGCGTCTCGGGTTCTCTTTCGTGTTGAAATGAGCATGAAGTATTCGCGTGCTCGCGGCCACGGTCTCGCCCCGTGCTCACAAGCCCATTCGCATCAAGGGATTTGCACCGATGGAAGATCGTCACGCCGAGTTTTTGAAAACCCACCCGCACCTGAAAGACTTCCTGCCCTTGCTCGAGACGCACAATCAAGAAAGCCCGCGCGGCGCGGTCTTGGTGTCATGTGCCTTTCTCGACGACCAGCTTCGGGAGATCATCGACGCTTTCTTGATCGCGGACTCTGCCCGCGACAAACTGCTTGAAGGCTTTAACGCTCCGATCGGCACGTTCTCTTCGCGCATTGTGATGGCGCATTGCCTCGGCCTGATCTCTGACAAAGAGCGCGACGATTGCGAGACCTTGAGGAAGATCAGGAACGATCTCGCACATGATCACAAGGCCGACTTTGCGAGCCAAAGGATCGCCGATCTCAGTGCTAATCTTCACCATTCGATCAAGCCGCATGACAAGAGAGTCCGACCATTCGATCACTTTTCGTCGGCGGCGATCGCGTTGATTCTGAGCCTCATCAATCGCGCTGCCTACGTAAAGAGAGCGCGCTTAGAGCGCCGAGAGTGGCCCACTTAAGCCCTTCCCAATCCATGCCGGGTGAGAGCATCCCAAGGATCGGGCACCGCGGGCTTCGGCTCGCGCACCGGCGGCGCCACCTTTGAGCGCGCCGTCGGCGTCATGCCGAGCGAGGCGAGCCCCCGGTGAAGGCACGATAGCTCGGCGGCCGTGATGCCGTCGGCCGAGCGCAGGCGGGCCAAGAGCCGCGCCACGATCTCGACGGCGATCCGATCGGAGTTCCCCGCCACCCCGGGCGAGAGGGCCTCGGCGATCTCGCGCCAAGCGGCAGCCGCGGCGGCAGGAAGGCACGACGGCGGATCGCCGAGCGGCCCGGTAGGTTCGGGTTCGTGGCGCCGGTTAGTGCGGGTGCGCGTGCCCTCGAGCTTGTGCAGATGCGTCGGTTTTCGCGGCCGTCCCGGCATGGCGGGTCCCTCTATGTTACAACATTACATTTCGACCACGGAGAAATTCGACTATCCCACGCGGTCGGCCCCCTTTAGCCCCGAGAGATTTTCTCGCTCAGGCGGCGAGCCCGTGTCGCACGAAGCCTTCGCCCTGCCCGAAGCAGTGCTCGACCCACTCGGGCGAGAGGCCCGCAAGGGCGCATACCTCGTGTCCATCAGCCGAGCGCAGCCATCGCACGAGTTGATCGGGCTCGTCGTTCTGGATCGCAAGCGCGACGACTGCGAGCCAAAGGTTGCGCTCGGGCGATCCGCCGAAGCTCGCTAGGCGTGGCACCGAGTGCCCGGTGAAGAGTGAGGTCGTTCGCATATGGGGCTCCTTTCCGAAGCTCTTGTTCTCTTTGCGTCGAGAGGCCCGGCTCGCCGAGCCCCTCGCGTTCTCTCAGTCGTCGAGGTGCGTTCGCTCGACCTCTACCTCGCACCCCTCGAGCGCCTCGGCCTCGAGTTCGGCCGCTTGTTTCTCGAAGTCGGCGGCGATCTCGCGAAGGCGATCGGCGGCGTGCAGCTTGTCGGTGCGTGTCATGTCGGGTTCCTTTTCGTTCATCCCGCCACCCATGAGATCGCCGAGGCAATCGGCCGTCGAGACGTAAGAATGTCACCACACGGTGCCTCACCGTGGCCCTCGCGGTAGGGTGCAACCCGCCCGAGCGGGGTGCCAAACCCTTGGGGTATAAGGGGTGTGCGAAAACAGGGGGGATGAAGGGGGGATGAAGGGGGTTCAGCACCCACTTCGGCACCAACTTCGGCAGGGGGGATGAAGGGGGTATGGTAGGAAGGCGCGAGCATCATTTCACCTCGGCAATGCGGGTCGCACCCTTCGAGGGCGGCCCGTATTTCTCGACGCTGATCTTCCCACCGGCGAGAAGCGTGCTCATTGCAGCACCGAACGCCCGCTTTGTCACGCCCTCGGATTGCGGGTGCTCGGCGAACACCTTCGGCGCGTAGTAGCGCCCGCCCGCGTGGTTCACCGAACGGCCCTCGGCCGTGAACTGGCGGAGAAGCGAGAGGAAGACGCGCTCGGCTTTGGCGCTCGCCGCCATGCGATCAAGGCCCGTCGGCGCCGTTTCCGCAACGAAGACCCCGGCTTGCCAGCGGATCGCGATCTCATCGCCGGTCGGCCCGTAGTTCGCCTTCTTCGTGGTGAGCTTGCGAGCGTCGGGATCGGGCTCATAGCCCTCTTCCTTTACGCGATCGAGGTAGAGCCGCGAGCGCACCGATCCATTCCATGCCGTCGATCCCGAGAGCCCCGAGCCGCTCGCCATGCCAGACAGAGAGGGGTGAGCGAGAAGCACGACGGCGCACTCGTGTCGGATCGCCAGAGCACGCAAGAGCCCGATGAATTGGCGAGCATGGGCTCGGTTATTCTCTTCGCCTGAATGCAGGTCGGCCAGCGTGTCGAGGAAGACGGCCGTCGGCCTGATCTCGCCGATCGCGTGAGCGAGGGCGTCATAGAGCGGCGTGCGGGCGAGTGCCCCCGTTCCGCGATCCAAGACGGCAAGCAAGGCGTCTTCGCCCGCGAGAGACCGGATCAGCAGGCCGCCGAGATCGGATAGCCCGAGGCCCTCGGCGGTGCATATATCGGCGAGGCGGCGGTGCACTTCGTCGAGGTCGTCTTCGGCAGTCAGGAAGAGCGCGCGCCCCGGCTTCTCGATCGGTCGGTGTAGCCATGCCCTTCCCGTCGCAGTGCCCACCGCGAGTTGCAGCGCCAAGAGCGACTTGCCGGTGCCACCGTCCCCGCCGAGAAGGGTCACGGTTCCGTCGGGCACGAGGTCGCGCACGAGCCAAGAGCGCGGTGCGATCGGCTTACCAGCCAAAGCCGAGGCGGGCGTAAAAAGAGGCCCTTGAGGCAATGCCTGGACTCGCTCTTGCGGCCTCTCGGGTGCGGCACGAGGCTCGGCGGCACCGGCTGCGAGGCCCGAGGCGATCGTCTGCCCGATCTCGTGCTCGTCAAGGCCGATCGCCCGGGCGGCGCGAGAGAGTGCTTCGACGACGCGATCGCGCTCGAGGCCCCCGCCTGCCACGATCTGCCCGAGCGCGAAGGCGGCTCGGTTGAGGGTATGATTTCTGGCGCCCGCGGCGGCGACGGCAACGCGCCCGACCTCGGCGGCTATGGCTTGCTCGGCCCATGCGTTGCCGCCGGGCTCGGAGGTGCGCAGGGCCGCAAGTTGGCGGGCCATGACGGCAAAGGGAAGCTCGACGACGTTCTGATCGGCCGCGGGCGGTGCCGCTTCCGCCGGGCTCTTTCCGGCCCGGATCGCCGCGCGGAGCTTGGCGGGCACCGGCGGCGGGTCGAGGTCGAGGATCGACGGCCCGAGCCACTCATAGCCCGGCGAGCCCGCCGCGACGACGAAGCCGCCGGTGCCGCGGGTGTCGATCCCCTCGCCGAGCTTGCCCGCCGAGTTGTCGAGGCCCTCTTCTGCGCGGAAGAAGACATGACGCCCGCCCGAGCCGGTGCGCGCCATCGGTGCGCCCTCGAAGCATTCGGTGAGCCCGAGCCGATCGGCCGCCGCTTCGCCGGTCGCCTCGCCCGTCGCTTTGTCGATATCGAGATCGACCACGAAGAGCCCGGAACGCTCGCCAGTGACGAGCGCGACGCCCGCCTCGGGCCAGCGGTCATACCATGCGTTGATCGTCACCGGGTCGGTCGAGGCGGCGTCCTTCCACTTCGTGAGCGGAATCTTCCCGCGCACGGGGTGCACGGGAAAACCGGCGGCGGCGTAGGCGAGCGCCTTTTCGCGCGGGGTTCGGTTCGCCGCAGGAAGCGACGACACAGCATTGTTATTCATTGGCTTTTTCGCTCGTTCTTATTGGCGCTTGTGCGCATTCATGGTAGGGTGTGCCTGCCCGGATCGTTCGCCGGGCTTTCGCTCGATATGCCGCCGCGTGGTCGCCAGCCGCGCGGCGGTCTCGCTTAGGCGGCGACGCGGTTGCGCTCCATCCAGTCGCGAAGCTCGCTCGGGGCATAGTAGAGGCGCCCCCTGATCTTCACGCCGGGCGGAAAGCCGAGCGACGGGTCTTGCCGCCAACGCCACATCGTCATTTCGGACACTCCGAGAATCTCGGTGCGAGCGCGGGCGGCGGGCATGTATTCCGGTCGGGTCATTCTGGTTGATCCTCTTGCTCTTGGCCGGGTTGCCCGGCGTGAGAAGGATCATGCAGAGTTCAGATGCCTCGTGATAGCCTTTGAAACCCGGCGCTCACACGTCCATTTCCGAACGTGCGCTCTCGTCACTTCTCGTCACACCTCGTCACAAGGATCGGTGCTTCACAGCAACATGCACGAAAAACGATTCCGCGCCGATCGAGCACTTAGGCCCGAATCGGAACCACGTTGTCAGCCTTCCCTTCGACGATCGAGACGACAAACCGCGCCCATGAGTCGAGCGCGGCTCGCTTCTCGTCGGCGTAGTCGTGGCGCTGATAAACCGCGACGATCCCGCCCCCCGTTCCCGACACGTGATTGAGCACGGCCTCGGTGACGCGAACGGGAATGCCGAGCCGGGCCATGCCTGTTGCGGCCGTGCGGCGAAGGTCGTGGAAGGTCCAATGCGGGATCGCCACGGGCTCGCCGCGTTCCTTCTCGGCGATCTCGGCCATCTTCGAGGCGACGGCCTCGCGCCCCCGGTGGAAGTTGGAAAGTGCCGAGGCGCCCGTTGTCGTGAAGAGATAGCCCGCGCCCTTGATCTTCGTCGTGCCCGCCAGCACCTCGAGCACGGCTTCGGAGAGCGGCACGTCGTGCGCCCGGCCGTTCTTGGTGCGCTTGGCGTCGAGGTGCCACGTTGCCCCGGCAATCTCGGCCTCGCGCATTCCCGCCACCTCGCCAAGCCTCTGCCCGGTGAGCAACAGAGTCCTCGTGAACGGCCCCCAAAGATCGAGATCGTCGCACGCTTGCCAAAGCCAAAGGATTTCGTCGTCGGAGAGCACGCGCTCGCGGCTCGTCTCTTTGGCGACGCGCTTCACCCCGGTCGCTGGGCTCATTGCGAGGATATCGCGCTCGACGCACCAGTTGAGGAACGTGTTCAGGTAAGCGCGCACGCGGTTCGCGCTGACAGCCCGTCCGCTTTCGGCGATCCCGTCGAGAAGGTCGATCACGTCGCGCTTCGCGATCGAATGGATATCTCGCTCGCCCCATGCAGCCACGACGAACCGATCGAGTTCCCGGCGCACCGTCGCACGGCTCTTAAGGTGCTTGAGCCGGAGCTTGTCGTATTGCCCAATCAGCGTCTTCACTTTGTCACGTGCAGAGAGATCGGTGTCGAGTTTCGCGGCCTTGGCGGCCCTCTTCTTCTCCGCCGGATCGTCGCCAGCCTTCACGGCCTCGAGCGCCGCGGCCGCCGAGCCCCTCGCCTTGGCGAGCGACATTGCGGGCCATAGGCCGAGCGTGAGCTTCACGGGCTTCCCCTCGGCCCTATAGCGAAGAGCCCACGACTTCGCGCCTGAAGGTTGCACGATCAGGAAGAGTCCATCCTGCCCGCCGTCGCTGATCTCGCGCCGGTTCGCGCCCGGCTTGGCCGCCTCAATTGCCGTAGCGGTGAGTGCTTTCGCCATGCCCTTCGTGACCTCTTGACTGCGGAGCGGGCGTTACCCCGAGCGGTTTCGGGGTAACATTTTCGCCGATTTGGCTCGTTACCCGATGTTGCGCAGTGTTAGAGATTTGCCGCGTAACCGCAAGCATTTCTTGCCTTTTTGTCGAGTTGACCGTTATGCATTGTTAGGCCCTGATAGCCCTCTTATCTCGACTGTTAATCAATTGGTCGTAGGTTCGATCCCTACCGCCGGAGCCAACAAAATCAAGCAGTTACAATGAGTTGTGAGCGGCCTTAGGGGCCGTTTTTGCAACGCTTTTGCAACAAGCGTTTAAACGCGCTGCTGTTTCGCACGCATGCGCCCAATTCACGCCCTGATCGCTTGCCACGCTCGAACACGAGGCAGAATCAGGAGGTTACATGGACGACGAGTATTTTGTTCCGCGAAGGAAAAAGAACCCGAGCCTGCTGACTCCCGAACAGCGTCGTGCGCGTGCTGAAGCGCGCGAGGAGTCCGAACGTCAGGAAACCGAAGAGAAGCGAAAGGCGCGTGAGAAGGCCTTTGACGAGTACCGCGCCCAATTCAAGCACACGCAGACACACCTGTTCGGGGACAACGATCATTGGATTCCGCCACGTGATCCGCTCATGATCTTCTTCGGGTCAGAGGACGGCAAGGCTATCGACCGTGTCGACGAAAACGGTCGCCTGTTCTTCGGCCACCGCCCCGTCAGCGCCGCGCATGTGGAGCAGTACTGGGAGCATCTTCGCGAGATGAGGCTCGACGATCCCGAAGCGTTCAAACGCCTTTGCGCGCGCTACCAGCACATAGAAGACGCATATATCGAGAAGCTCAAAGACAGGGCCGACCGGCGGCGGGAGCGCCGCGAGAAGTGGGAAGCCAAACGCGAACACGTAGCACGCAAGATTCGGCTGACCGGCCTCTGACTTGGTAGCACCCGATGTTTGAAGTTCTCCATTCCGCCATGCAAAAGGGCCGCGTCGAGTTCATCGACGATGCCTTTTTCACTTTCACCGACAATGGTGATCACGTCAGCAGCACCGCGTTCTTTTCGCTCAACGACGCCGCCACCCTGAACCTGATGGCGCGTCTTGAACGCATCGCGGGCGGGCGGCGCGTCAGGATCAGTCTGCACGAGACCGCGCCCGAAATCGCTGTGCTGGCGTCGCGCGGATATGCGAACACCGGCGCGAAGGGTGCGCTGCAATACTGGGAGAAGGCCGATGCTTCTGGCCATGCGTGAAGCCGCCGACAAGGGGTGGCTGTTCATCGTCGACGGTGGCCTTTGCGAATTCCGCCTGCGCCGCGACAACCAGATCACGATCTACACCATCGTTTCGGCGAAACCGGGCGTCGGCACGCAACTGCTCGAACGCCTGCTCGAATACGGGCGCGAGCACGAGGCGACGTTCATCCAAGCCAAGTGCCCCGCTGACCTCCCGTCCAACGCGTGGTACGAAAAGAAGGGTTTCGACCTGTTCGAGGTCGAGCCCACGAAGCGGTCGGGCCGCAAACTGAACGTGTGGCGCTTGCCGGTCGCACCGCAGGCGCAGCACAGCGCGTCTCCGCGTCGTCTCTGACAGCCTGACGCCGCGCGCACCCTGCACGCGCAAGATGACAGTGAACGCGGCGCTCCGCGCTCTGCTGCGCTTAGAATCGAATGTCGCGCGCTAGGATGCCAAGGAACTTGTCCCGCGAGACCTTGGCATTGGTGCCGAGTGCTCGACCACGATGCCAACGCAACACGTTGTCGACCGGCACAACGAAGACGTCGACGACTGGGAAGCCCACGATGTCGGACAAGATGAAACCCTTGATCCCGGACAGCTTCGCCTGGAAACCGTCCTCGTTGAACACGCGCCCAGACCCGACCTGATTGCTCGGGTTGAAATACACGCCCTGCCGCGTGATCGAGCGCACCTCCCACATGCCGCCGTCGGGGTCGAGCAGGTCGTAGCCAGCACCCTCTGACGGTGCGAGCTTCCAGCCCGGGTTTTCCCACATCAATCTGCGTTCGATGATGAACGAGACGCGCCGACCATCGGTCAGATACTCACGAACGTCCTTCGTCGTGACCTTGAATGCTCGGGCGAGTTCTTCCTCGTCCCACCGCAGTTGAAACCGCTTCTCCACAAGATTCTCCCTTTGGGATCAATCCCAAAGGTTTCTCAGGCGTGGACGCCTTGGTCAATGCCGTTGAAGCAGCACGATCCGATTGGTGTTGGTGCCCTTGGACCCATTGTCCACGCCCCAACAGTTGGCCGTCTTGGTGAACGCTTGGTCGTTGATCATGACGCCCAGCCGCGCGAAGGGCAGGCCCTCAGCGGCCTTCCATACGAGCCGCTCAAGCAGCACCTTGCCATTGCGCACCTCGCCAACTTCGAACGCAACATAGCCGCCGGGGCGAAGAATGCGTGCTTGCTCGGCCAAGACTCGATGCACCATCGCGGTCCAAGCCTCTTCCGTCCGGTGCATGTCGATGGCGACGGAATTAGGGTCGATGCCAGCGAACCAGCAGCGCAACCAGTTGTCCGACGCATAATGCACGATGTCCAAAAACGGCGGTGACGTAACGGTGAGATCGACCGAAGCATCAGCGATGCCCGGCAGGTCCCAAGCAGCGCCTGTGTGAAGGCTTGCGCGCACCTGACTTTCAGCGCAGCCGTCCTTCAGCAGTGTTTTCGACTTCTTGACGATGACGGCGGCCACGTCACGCTCGGGCGGCGACACGCCCAGTTTCTCGTTGATCTTCAGTTGGGCCTTCACGGAGACGGCTTGGTTGGGCGGCATCGAACGGCCCGAGAAGAAGCCCGGCGAGTGCCCCGAAAGACGATTGATCGCGACCATCCGAATCCAGTCTGCCACAGGGTCAACATCGTCGGAACCGAGTGGTGCGCGTTCGGCGAGCCACGCGCGCAGAGCCTCCAGTTTCTTGAGCGTGGCGGGATGGTAGAAGGCGAGAAGGTCCTCGCGCTCGATCTCACCACGCGACCAGTCCACTGACTTGAGTGCGGACGACACGGCCTGCAACGTGATCGGGCGCAATCGCGGGCGGGTCAGAAGGACGGATAGCGGATTGATGTCGTTTCCGAACGCCTGCCGCTGCATCAGCGCGGCCTGCACGGGGGTCGTGCCCCGCCCCATGAACGGGTCGAATACGACGTCCCCAGGTCTCGTTAGGCGGCTGATGAAGAACTCCGGCAACTGCGCCTTGAAGCAAGCACGGTAAGAGACCTCGTGAATGGAATGCGCCTGTCGTTGCCCAGCCGTCCAAAACTCGTTGATCAGATACGGAATGCCTTCGACGGTCTCAGTTGCGGTCGTCTGCCCAAAGTCATCGAACGCCATCAAATCGTCGATGAACGCGCCCGATGTCGGCGCGAAATTGACTTGGTCAAACATGGATAGCTGGTTCATCGGGGCTTTCGTTCGCGCGCGTCAGGGTTCCGTCATGACTACAACACTTGGTGGCCACCGTCCATCGTATTGGCAGTGCTAGGGTCAGGACCCATTGATTTTGTAGACTTGGCCTGATTCAATCTCCGAAAGGAGACTGGAGCATGAGCAACCTTTTCTGGCTGACCGACGCGCAGATGGCGCGGCTGAAGCCCTTCTTTCCCAAG